GATAAATGGGAAAAGAATTAATTTGTCAAATTCAAATTTCATTTGGGTGCCATTTTTACCTAAAACAGATAGCCCAGAAGGTACATTGATGTTTGAATCTGCGATTCAAGCAATTGATATGCAACTTGATTTCTTTAATTCATCACAAATAGTTCTATATAGAGTAGGCGTGCCAAGATTTAACATCGAAATAAACAAAGAAAGGTTTGTTCAAAATCAATCGGAGGCAATACGACAAGATCCTATAGAATTGAACAATAGATATCAGGAATATGAAAATAAGGTTGTTTGTACATTTGAAAATTTAGGCGTTGAAAATGACATTATAAGAAATGATGATACAAAGGTTGATACAATTGGAGGCAATAATGCAGCTTTTTTTCAAGGCATATCAGCGTTTGCTGATATAATTGATACTCAAGTTTTAAACTCACTTAAAGTATTAGGGACTTTAATGAATAGGCTTAACAACAAAGGCTCATTTGCCTTATCTTCTGTAGAATTTAAAATAATTTGTGATATGCTTATGCCTTTACAAAAAGCAGAAAAAAGGATTGTAGAAGATATAGCTAGACTTTGGCTAAGAGTTAAAGGATATGATTCTACAGCCAAATATACTTATAATCCGATTGAGTGGGAAAGTTTTAAAGACAAATATGAATATATGCTTTTAAAGCAGGAGCATAGCAGACGTAATTTTGAATATGGGAATATCTCTCATGATGAATCGGCAAAAGATGCCGATAAGCAATTTGCTGATAGAAAAGATGATGGGATGAGAGCATATGTAAAGAAAGTAAGTGATAAATAAAATATGGGCGCACTTGAAAAATTAAACGAATTTACAAGAAGAAATTTTACAGAAGAAGAAGTATACATTTTCCCTGTTACTCTTTGTGGAAATGAAATCGATAGAGATTTTGAAATATTTTCAAAATCTTCATTACAAAGTCTTGCAAACTTATATAAAGGAGTAACAGGTGTTTTTGACCATCGCCCTTCTGTCCAAAATCAGACTGCAAGGATTTTTGATACTGAAATTATTACCGACAGCACTAAAATGACAACATATGGAGAACCGTATATGTATTTAAAGGGATATGCATATATGGTACGGACAGATTCAAATGCAGACTTGATAAAAGAAATTGATGGAGGTATTAAAAAAGAAGTCAGTGTTAGTTGCAGCGCAAATCAATCAAACTGCTCAATATGTGGGACAGACCGAAAGCGTGGCACATGCAAGCATCAACGAGGTCAAATTTATGATGGAAAACTTTGCTATTTTATTCTAAACGACATTTCCGATGCTTACGAATGGAGTTTTGTAGCTATTCCATCACAAAAAGATGCAGGTGTAACAAAAAGCTTTATTCAAGAAAACAAGAAGGGGAAAAGTATGTGTACTATTGAAAAACTATGTTCAGTATTTAATCTGGACGAATCAAAGGTCAAGAGTTTTACTGATAGTGGCGGTAATGCGATAGACTTTGAAACCGTTAAATTATCAGATGTTATTGACAATATTAAAAACGAGATAGAAAAAAGGGCTTCTAATGCCCTAGTAGCGGAACTGATTGAATCAGAGCCGCTTTTTTTATCGGCTGATATTGTTAAAGCAAAAGCAGGGAAAGAACTTACAGCAGAGGAAACCCTTGAAATAATCGGTAATCACGGTTCACTTTTGGCGAAAGCCGCTGAATATGACAAACTGAAAGCTTCAATTATCGATGAAGCATTGAAAAATGGTGTAAGAGCAGAGGGCGAAAGCTTCAATTCTGAGTTTTACAAGAAATCATTTGAAAGTTCATCGATTGAGGATATTCAGGGTTTGTCAGCTAAATGGCTTGATAAGGGAAAAGACGTTTTGCACGGTGGGATAAGGAAAAGTGAGCCTTATATGCAGGAGAACACCTCTACGTTTAAAGTTGAAGATTACAAAATATAAGAAAGGCGGCAAAAAATTATGGCAGTAGATAAAAACTTAGGATTCAATGGTTGCGTTGAATCTGCAACATTTATTGTTGATTCAGCAACACTCACAGCAATTGGCACTGATTATGACGGTGCAAAAGGAAAGGCGGTTGCATTGACCGCAAATGAAACAATCGGATACGGAAGTTCAGGTGATGGAGTATTCGGAGTTATTGAAAAGGTACATAAGAACGGAACAGCAGCAGTTAGAATGCTTGGCGGTGTGGACGGCGTTGCCATTACAGATACAGCAGAAAATCAGCCAGTATTTGGTGATTATCTTGCAGTTGATGGCGCAGGCAAATTGATTAAAGCAACTCCGGCAAGTTCTGTTGTTACTCATGCTTTGGCTGCTACATGTACAGTTGAATCCTCAACAGATGGTGACAATATAACGGTTACAGGCACAACTGTTCTCGGTGCAACAGCAAACGACTTGAAGATTCTGCTTACAACGGCAGCAGATGACACGCTTGCAGTCACTAAAACAGACGGCACAAAGACAATTAACATTGCACTTGCTAAAACAACAGCTTCAAAGAATACAGCGGCATTAATACAGGCAGCAATCAGAGCGTTGTCAACAGTCGGCAGCATTGATGTAACAGGGCTTACTTGTACAGCGGTTGCAAGTTGGGACACAACAGCAATAGCAACAGGAGAAACAGAAGCAGTAAGCTTTACAGGCGGCGTAACAGCAACAGCAGCGGTATATCCTGCATTTTACGGTGCAGTTGCGATTTCAGTTGATACAACTGCTAAGATTGCAAAAATAAAACTTGTATAAGAAAGGACTTTGAAAATGAGTATTAAAGTTACTGAAAGAATAGCTTTTGACGCAGTTACAAAAGGCGTTAAAATTAACGACATAATGGCAGATCAGTACAGAGATGAAATTGCACAGAAAATAAAAAGTGATGAAAAGTTTAAATCATTGACACCTATTGAAATGGCAATGGTCGATGCGGGCCTTACAAAGAAATCACTTATCAAGGATTTCACGACAAGCGAAAACGAACTTCTTTTCCCCGCAATTGTTGATACAAGGGTTGCGGAATTGGTTTCGGCTAATCCGTTCCTCGAAAAAATAATCGGTGCAACGCAGGAAGTCACAGGGCTTTCAGCTTCAGGTCTCAAGATAGATTTAAGCACTGATGCTAACAAAGCGGCACTAGCACTTAAAGATGTTGCAGAGGGTGCAGATTTGCCGACTACAACCATTAGCACATGCAAGCATGGCATAACCCTTTTCAAGAGAGGAACAGCAGTACAGATTACATATGAAACGCTTATGTACTGCAAGCTTGAACTGTTTATGAGAACGCTCAATTATATATCTGCATATTCCGCAAATCAGCAGATTAAAGACGCTATTGATGTTGTTGTTAATGGCGATGGAAACAGCAACGCTGCGATTGCTGACACTGCATCGGGTGCTTCATTCGTTACTGCGGATATTGTGAAATTTGCGATTGATTTCGCAAAAGCAAACAATTATCTGTATAATCTTGATACTATAATTTGTAATTCAACAATCGGAAATCAGCTTTTTAACATGACTGTATCAAATAATGTTGATTTAGGGTTCAGGCTTGGCGTAGGCTTCGACTTCCCACAGATTAACCTTAAAAATGTTACAGTTATTTTAAATGATAATGTACCTAAGGTAACAAATAAAGATATTATCATTGGCCTCAACAAAGAAATGGCATTGACAAAATATGTTGCGGCTGGTTCACAGATTAACGAAATTGCAAAGAATATTCGTAATCAGACACAGCTCGGAACAATTTCAGAAATTGTCGGCTTCTCAAAATTCCTTGATACAGCGTCAAGAGTTATGAAGACCACATAATTATTTTTGATTCGGAGGTAGCAATATGGCATATGTTCCATTTGTAGCAGATATTGGCGATAGAGTAAGGGCATTGTTACAGTGCGATGCTGCAAATTTACCTGACAGTTATATTGTTACCTTTGATATTTCAGGTCTTGCAGAAAAATCAATTAAAAATTCTGTGCCAAATTGGGAATTGCTTTCTCCAGAAGATACAGAGATATTCAATTCCTGCATTGTATATAAGACAGCTTTAAATGTTTATCCATTTGCTAAGACAGCAACAAAAGGAATAAAAGTAGAACAAACAAATCATCATAAGAGAGAATATGAATCTTCAATAAATTCCATCTCATCATATGAAAAAATTGCAGATATGCTTAAATATATGTTGTCACTTTTAAATGGAAATTCTGAATTTAATTCTACATTCAGAATCACAAATGAAAGGAAAAGATATATAGGAGGTAATGCCGTATGAGTGAAAATGGAAGTACTGTGCAGAGATTAGGGGAAGATATTATTTATGATAATCAAACTCTTAAAGCTTCGCTTGAAGAATCAACACAAGCAACTTTTAGCCTTGCTGGGAGAGCTTATTATGTACAAGGACAAATATTAAAAGGCAATCCAGAAATAAAGCAAGGAGAATTATTTTCAAGGCTATGCGAACCTAATGAAAAATATACAATTATTACACTTTTGCCAGAGCCGTATGCATCTGATTTGTTTTTTTTATATGCATATAAATGCAATGCTAAAGTTTCAATTTATAGATTAGAATCTCCTGAAATAACAAATGGCAAAAGATTTGATGATATAACTGGGGATAGATTGGATTCAAAAACGTTTGAGCTTATTTATTCAAATGTTTATGTTTTTAGCGATACAGTTGTGCGCTCTTTCAAAGAGCTAAATGATGGATTAGATGACCAGACAATATATACTATGCTTTTGCCGCATGAATATGGAATATCTGTATTAGATAGGGTAGCATTGCCCACCACAATAAATGGAACCAATAGTACAAAAAATTTGAGAGTTGACAGTATATCTAATGCCTTAATAGGAATATCAAGCACAGGCATTGACCAAATTCAACTTTCATTTGATACAAGGAGTTAATATGAAATCGAAAATCATTCCATCAACGGTATCAAGTAAATGGCTATTTGGTGATGATTTCGTTGATAACATTAGAGATATAATAAATATATATGACGAAGATTTTTTCCCTGATAGTATTATTAAAGCGGAATTACACACCAATATAGTTAAAGCTTTCATGTCAGAAGCAATTAAAGAAGAATTATCAGGTAAAAGTATATTCCCAAACAAATCAGAATTTCAGCGTGTAGCAATATGCTATTTAATTTCTTCAATATATCATGCTTTAGCATCAAGAGCCAAAGAAGATAAGTTCAGCTATAAATTTGATAGTGAATCTCTTTATGAATCACATAAAAAAGCTTTGGCATTTTCCAATCTTATTTATAGCCATTATTATGCACCAATTCTAAAAAAAGAGATTACAATGTCGCAGGCTTTCAAAAATGCGGTTAAAAGTGAGAATTGATATGTGGATTTATTTCAATTCATCAAGAGCCAAGCAAGCGTTTAAACTTGCGATAAAAGAAGCGGTTGATAGAATTTTTAATGAATATTATAACGAAGTATATACCCACCTTAAAACTTCTTCCGGAAGAGCCGGACTTCAAAAGATGTCGGAAGATGAGGAAGAATATTTCCGTAAAATTGTTACGGCAAATGCATATGCAATAATTGATTCATATGGAACAGGTTCAAAAATGGACACAGATAATTCTGCTCTTGAAGAATATAAAACAAGTAATAT